GATGTTGGAAAATATTTCTCAGTTGTTTTTAAATTTCCTAATCTTAATAATCCATTACTATAACTAGCGGTAGATAAATCACTTCTTAAATTGTTAGTTTGAAAATAAGAAGATGTAGAATGAGATTGGCTAGGATAAAATTCTGGGTAATAATTAGCTAAAATTAATTTATATATTAAATTATATCTGTTATAATCTCTTTTATTAGATTGAGTTGGGAAAATACCCAACTCAAAATTAATGTTATAGTCAGAAAATGAAGATGAATCTACATTCCATAATTTATTAGCTTCATATGGTATTGTGAATACATCACTAGTATTTAATCTTTTATTAAAAGTATCTGCCATAACATACTATATGAATTAATAACTTAAACGTACACGAACTAAAGCTTCTTTCGTAAAATCTTTTTGTAAAGGTTTACTTAATTTAGCTACAGCTAATAATTCATTATTATCGTTATATAATCCAACTGTTGTAATATATGTTACAGGTGAATAAATTAATTGATTGTAAACTAAATTACCGTTTGTATCAATAATAGTAGGGTTTGATGTGTAATTATTCTCTGAGTTTCTAGCTCTACAGAATAGATAATTAGATGAAATTACTTCACTAGCTTGTAAACTAATTCCACCTGTACTACCACTAATCATATTAAATATTTGACGATTATTAGGGCTATTAGGTGTTGTTGAAGCCGCTGCAGTTGATGTATTAAATATAGCATCTAATCCACCTAAAGAAGATGTTAATGATAAAGCGTTTGGATTTAATAAAATTGTACCTAAATCAGGGAATACATATCCATAACTACCAGATGGGGTGTCATTTGTACTAAATACAACTCCAGCAGCTCCACTTACTAAAGTATAATACTGTACACTATTAATAAAAGTAGCAGATGTTTGTACTTGTGAATTATCAGTTAATGAAATTTGATTACTTCCACTTTTTAAAGTTAATGTTAAACTACCTGGATTAAATGCTTGTTTATATTTGTCTCTAGCTACTGAAATAACTGCTATTTGGTTAGATCCACTAACTGTATTAAACATAAATTTGCTGTTTTCATCACCTAAAATTAAAGCTCTGTATTGACCATAAATGTCTTTAGATGGTGTAATGTTAGGAACAGCTGAATTAAAATAACTAGATCCAGATCCATTTAAATCTCCCCAAGCAATACTAAATTGTACTGAGGCGTCTGTACTAGTTGATGAAGTTTGGTATACATCTAAATAAAATTTACCTGTAGTGCTACTTTCTTGAGTAGAAGAGGTAAAAAAAGATGATAATGTGTATTGATTATTAGACCAAGCGGCTGATACTACTATATCACTGCTTACTACTTGATCATCTTGAGTTAATGCTACGTATGACATTATTTATTATTGTTTTTTAGTTACAGTAAATGGAATATTAATACGAGCTCCTGAATTTCTACCTAATACTGTAATGGTTGTAGTTACTTGAGTTATACCAGTAGGAAAAATATCGTTTAAACTTGTAGCAATTAAAGTAAAACTAGTACCAATTTGAGTTAAACTTAATGGTGCTCCGCTTGTTGTAGGTGTAGGTGTTAAAGTAGGTAAAGCTGTTGTATCAACTCCAGTACCTGTAAATGAACCTACTAAATTTTGGTTTGAAATTGTAATTAAATAACCTAAAGGTTCTACAGTTTCAGTTGTACCTAAATAATTTAATGTTGTTGGATTTAAAATAATTGAGGCTCCTTGTTGTAATGAAATTGAAGCACGTCCACCTATATTCAAAATAGGTAATTTACTTGTTCCTCTAGGAAGAGTTACTAATTGATATTTTAATTCTTGAGTATCATCAACAAATGCTTGTAGTAAAGGCATAGCTTCAATAGCTTCACCATAATAAGCTGACCCAGAAGGATGGTTAGGATTGTAAAGTGTATAATCAATCTCATCATCAGCTAAAGCAAATTGAGTAATTCTAAAAGAACCATCATTTCTAGCTAATAATTCTCTACCTTTACGAGTTAGAACTGCATCAACAGTTACATATTCATTATTTAAATAGCTCATTTTATTTATAAATATTATTAAAGTAAATTCTTTTGGTATAAATTTTGTATTATATTATTTAAATTATTTTTTAAAGTTGGACTTGGATATTTTGGTATTATAAATGATGGCGCTTTACCTGTTTGTTGTTGTGGGTTATTATCTATCATAATAAAACCAGCATCATCAACCAAACGTCTTATAGAAAAATAGTTAATGTTTGTTGAATTAGCAGGAATAGGTTTATCTAATGTAATGTAAACATTAGTCCCATCATTATTAACACTCATAATTGTATATATTTTATTTTCATTACCTTCAAATCTTATTTGATCATATTGTTGTAAAGTGAAAGGTATTGGTGTGGGAAAACCACTATTAGATACTGGAAGTTGGTTGTAATATCCATAAGCTGATCCTAACGTTATTGAAGATGTTAAACTAGTTGAAGTAGCACTTCCTGTGGTCCAATAAGGTGATGTAACTCCAGGAACTGTTAAAATTGGATCTAAAGTAAATTGAGAATCTGATATAGACCAAGTTTGAGTTCCTCGTCCTTCTAGATATAATTGTTCTCCAGCGTTTAAATATACTGATCCTGTTACTGTGATAAGAGCAGATCCTCCTCCTACAACAGAAGTTTGTGTTTTTGTACCAATAGTTTCAGTTATATTTCCTGTTTTTTTATATACAGCTAATCTTAAATTGGCTGATGTAACTGAATCATTTACTAAAGTAGCAAAAGCTGAAAAAGATGCTTTTACAGCTGATGTGTTTTGAACTGTGTAAATATTTGTAACAGTATTAAAACCACTGTCTCTATCTAAAATAATGTTATTTAATGGGATTATAAACTCTGAACTGCCAGCAAATGATCCAGTTGAACCTCCAGTCACATTTAAATCATATGGGTTATTGTATATATTTTCAACCACATTGAAACTCATTGTTGTATAAAAACCATTAACTAAATAATTAGTACCTAATGATCCAGTATCACTATATAATATAGTATCATATCTTTTTAAAGATCTATGAATTATTGTTTCATAATCTTCAGAAGTATTACCATCTCCAGTATATATTGAAATATTAACTGGCAATCCAGCTCCAAAAGCTTGATCTGTATTCCAATAATATGATGATGAATATTGAGGTTTAAATACATTACCGTCTTCATCAATTAACCATTTAATATGAAAATTAGAAGTTCCAAATTTACCAGCTAATGAATTACCCGCCCAATCTGAAAAAACCATAAATGAAGTTAGTTTATCTATATTAGATAAAGATTTAGTAGTTGGTATTGAACCAGTTAAAATAGGTAAATTAAAATTAGAAGATATAGTTTTAACTCCAATTTCTCTACTAGTCACATAAGAAGCATTTGTTAATAAACTATCATCAAATTCAAAATCAGTAAAATATGAAGCTGAAATTAGAAATTGAGGTCTATTATATCCTATAAAAGAGATAGTTGATACTGATGGGGTAAATAATGTAGGTTGAGTACATGACTCAATTCTACTGAATGTATTCCACCCTGGGGATATTGATGTTAATAATCCAGTAGTACAATCAATATATGAATATCCAGGACTTGTCCCTAATACAGGATCAGATCCTATTGATATTTCCCATTCACCACAAGTACCACATATATTATTTGGATTTCTATAAGATGGTTGTTTTACTTCTTTTTGTTTATATCTAGATAAAATAGCAGATGAAACATTATTATTTAAAGCATCCCAACCACCATACTGTTCACTAAATGATTTTGTATTGACAGTTACTGGATATTTCAAAAATGGATTATTTTGATTATAATAACTATCCATTAAAATTTCAGAACCACTAAAATTACCATTAATAAATGCTTCATTAAATGGGGAGTTTCTTGAACAACAATACCCACCAGGATTTGAACCTGTGATTGATCCTATATAAATTGTTGTTTCATATGAACTTGTATCTATAGTAGGTTCATATCTTTTTACTTTAGATCTTTCTAAAATATGAGGTTTAATAACAATACCTGTAGCTTCTTCAGATCTGCCCGGTATAGATTCTGAAATATATCTGAATAAAGATTTATGGAATGTTTCAATTAATTGAGTAAAATCTTTATAATTATATTTATTATTATATTTTTTAAAATATTGATCTCTTAATTTTTCTAATTCAGAATAAGAATAAGTACCAGCATTTAATGGGTTACCTATAATATTATCTAAATTATAAGTATCACCTAATTGGGCGATAATATCATTATTTATTTGATCTTGTGGGGAAAAACCTGTTTGAGTTAAATGAATATCAGTTGTTCTAACATTATTTTGATTTGAATATGTTATTGATTTTTGAGGATGTAATATATTAGAAGATGTATTTTGAGTAACAATTCTAATTTTATCTGTTACTGGAGTTGAATATCCTCCTACAGCAGGTATACTATAATATGTTTCTACAAAAGATACATAATCATTTATTGACCAAGATCCACTAAAAATTAAATAATTATTTATATTTTCTTTAGGTTGAGATCCTGTTAAATTTATTATAACAGAATGATTATAAGTATCTAAGTTATTTCCTAATGGAAATCTCCATAATAAATTATCATATGATGAAGATTCTGAATTACCTATATATGATTCTGGGTTTAAAGTATGAGTATTTAAACTAGATGTGTTTAATATTTCTGACCATCCTCTTATTTCTTGAATTTGGCTATAACAAGTACCATTACCAAATTGTGATGGGATTGTTACACCACCTGATGGGTTAATATTACCTACTGAAATGTAATATTCTTCATTATCTAAAGGTGATACAGTTGTTAAAATTGAAGATGTTTGATGTCCTACTAAATTATCAATTTTATTTTGAACATTTAATGTATATTGATTTGTAGAATTTTCAGTAATTGAAACATCCCACCATCCATATGTTTTATCACTTGAAGTAACATAAATAGGTAAAGTTAATGATGAAGAAATATAAGTTGAAGATCCTGTATCATAATTTATTAATTTTACAATACCATAATTATAACCTAATAAAGATGTTGGTTCTACAGTAACACCCCATTTAACATTTCCACCACCTGACCCAGTTACTCCTGCTATTAAAATTTGTTTTCCTGATCCTGTAATTGGATTAAATCTAAATTCTAATGTTTTAAATCCATAATTTTCAGTACCTACATTTGGTTTATATATATAAGAATATTTTTCAGATCCATATTTTAAACCATATGTAAATTTACTGTAATTAAATTCAGATGTATCATTATTTTTATCTACTCCTCCATATTCTTGAGAATATAAAATAGTTTCAGGTATACCATATAATGTATTTAAATAATTTAAAAATTTATTTGATCCTTTTGATTTTAATAAAGTTGGTAAATTATGGTAAATTCTTTTAAATATAGATTTAGCTTCATCCTGACCTGATAAAGTATATTCAGAAGCTGTTATTCCTGTTTGAAATGATGATGTTTGAAATGTATAATTTCCTTCATTATTCATTCCATTTAACCATAGATTTAAATCATCTTGATCACCATCTGTATAAAGAGAAATACCTAATGATTGTAAAGCTAATCCAACTAAATCTTTAGATATACCTTCAGTTAATTTATTTTTAGATTTCCATAAATCAGTAAATGCTTTTATATAAACCCATATATCATCAAATGATTGTCCTATTGATTGTACAAAAGGTTTAACATTTTGAAAATCATCTTTTTCTTGGATATATAAAGGTAAACCATAAATTAAATTATTATTATTAAATTCATCATAATATGAAGCTGATGTGTATTGAAAATTATACCAAGTTATAGCTTGAGATGATGTGACTGGATATAATGTATATGGTTTTGTTGAATTTAATTTAGGCCATGATTGTGATCCTGAATCATAGTATAAAAATGATTCATATCCATCAAAATTTTGAAGTATGTTACTTATTTTATTTTGATATGTTATATAATCTAAATTAGTAGGAGATATTGAATTAATGTAATTTTGATATGATTCAATACTAGCTAATTTATCTTTAAATGTTTTTAATCTTTGAGTGGCTGATCCAAAATGTATAAAATTATTATAATCAGAATAATTAATATTAATATCAAGTAATGATTGAGATAAATAATTTAATATTAAATTAGATCCTGAATTGTTTGTTATTTGTTCAAAATTATAATAATCACTAGATCCTATTCTTTTATTATCAACATCAATTGAAAAATTTGCTTGTCTTAATGTAGGAATAGCAGGAGTTGAAATAATATCTAAAGTTAAAATAGCTTGATATAGTTGACTATTAACTATTTTTTCAACTACATTAATTGGATAATTAGTAGTGATATTAAAAGGTAAAGCATCAAATAATTTAATTATTATAGATACATTATTGTTTATATCTCTTTCTACAGCTAAAGAAGAAGCTGTTATTAAGTTATTATTACCTAAGTCAATATAAAATTCAATAAAATAATTTCTATTTTGAATTAAATTAATATAAGAAATAGCATTAGAATATAAAATATCATTACTTTCTATAGTTGATGAAATTCTAATTTCTGATCTATCATTTGAAATAGATTGAATAAATAAATCTAAATTAGGATTTAAAGTTAAAATAGGTCTTAAAAAATTATAATATAAATTGTAAGTACCTACTCTATAACCTAAGTCAGATATATTTTTTTCAGGATCAAATGTTATTAATTTATTATCAGTGACTGAATATTCTTGAAAATTATTATTAGTATTTAATAAAGTGTTAGTATTTGAATAAACAAAAAACTGTATAAAATCTTCAGGCAAACCAAATAATCTGGTCATGTCTTTAGATGCTACAAGTTGTTGCTCTTGTGTATCTAAGATATTATTATTTAAAGGTAATTGATTAATTTGTATTGCCATTATTAAAAGTATCTATTTGTTGTTGTAATAAATTATTCTGTATTTGTAAATCTTTTAATTGACTATATAATTGTTGTAGATTTAACCCAATATATTCTGCACTTTGTTGAACTAAAGTTTCATGTGAATTAAGTCCAGTTTTAGGTATATCATAAAATAATATATTATAATTATCAAAAAAATCACTTACTGTAGGCACTACCTCAACAGGTGTTGTATCTATAGGGGGAGTAAAAGTATTTATATTAGTATCTTTAACTTTACTAATATTATTACTATATATTGTTTTATTAGTTTGAATTTGAATAGTCATAATGTTTACATTCCTACAACTCTACCACTAATATCAGAATCTGGGTATCTAATTTCAAAAACAGATGGATCTAAAGATGGATAAATAATACCATTTAATGTAGCTCCATTCAAATCATAAGCAAATGGTGAATAATTTCCTCCATTTTTATTTATAAATTCTAATTTTTTAACAGCCGCTACTCCATTAACACCAGCACAAGATATAGCATTTTCTACTTGAGATAAAATAATTGGTTGATTAATTGACCATTTATCAATATCAAAAAACTGTTTTAATGAATTAATAGCTGATAATAAAACTTGTTGAGAATTAAATCCTTGTAATACTTGAATTTCAAAATTAATACCTATATTAATATAATAAGCGTCTTTAATATTAATAGCATCAGTTAACATTTTATATTGAGATAGATATGTTTTTAAATTTCTTTTTACAGTTGATCCAGCGTTAGTTAATTTATTATTAGTATTTTTTGATAAAATATAAACATCTAATGCTAATGAATTATTTTGAAATTCAAGTCTATCTGTATCTGAGTTTAAAGATAAAGGTTGGTCTACGTAAGCTTTAGAAATATAACCATATTTAGGATCCATACTTAAAGTTCTAACTAGATAATCAGCTTTAGTAACATTTCTTAATTGAGTTGGAAATTGAGCTAAAGTATTTTGTCTAATTTCTTCTAAAGTATCACCAGGTCCACCGCCTGTAGCGCCTATATCATTATTAAAACTAATTGAATCTATAACAGTTTGAACTATATTTTGATCTAAATTATAATCATTAATAATAGGGTTAACAGTATTAATTTGATTAATATCATTAGAAGGAACATTAGATAAAGGTCCACCACCAACAACATAAGTAAATGTTATTGTTGTATTCCTTGGGGCTAAACCATATTCATTAGTAAAAAAGAAATTAGAAGGATCAAAAGCAGTATTAATTTTAGATATACCATTTTGAATTCCTAATCCCACATTATATGGATTAGGTATAATAGTTTCATCAGAGGCATTATTTACTCCAGACCCAAAACTTATTTCTAAAGTAGTATCATCAATAAATTGAGATACAAATCTTCTATTTACTTTTTTTAACTTTAATATATATGGTGATTCATTTCTGTTTAAATAATAATCAGGAGAAAAAACTAAATTATTTTCAGTAGGTTCTTCAATAGTATCCTGAGCTAAATAAGGTACTTGATACCAAATATTACCGTCAGAATCAACAGCATTCATTATTTGAATAATACTAGAATCAGATAATTGAATTTGTGGAAATTGTTCAACTGCCCCAAAACTAAAACTTTGTGTTTTTATTTGTCCTGAATAAGCTGTTACTTGTTTTTTTAAAACATAAAATAAAGGATTTGAAGTTCCAGTATAATATGAATAAACAGATACTTCTGTTGGATCAATACTACTTGAATAAGAAAAATCAACTATGTTTTCTGTTATAAAAGAAATATTAGGCTGTTGAGATGAGTTTATAGTTGAATTTTGAGGAATTTTTAAAGTATATCTGTAATCAGGAGCATAAGCATTAGCTGCATCAGATGGAATTAATTGATATACATTTAAAAATACAGTAGATGGTTTGGTTATTTTTGGTGAGTAACCTAAAGAATAAGCTATAGGTAAAATATTTTTTCTTTCTTTAGCTTCTAACAATAATGTCTCTTGTACTTGAGTATCAGTATAAAATGATAAAACATCTCCAACATATGCAGCTAAATCAATAAACATATTACCTGGAGATGAAGGGCCAAAATCAGTATAATTTTGGTAATTATTTTTTATATAATCAACTAAAGCATTTCTTAATTGATCAAAATTTTTATTTAAATATTGTACGTTACTCATTTATGTCTAAAGCTAAAGTTAATTCATCATTTTGATTATTTATAGTATAATTCACATTTATATATATTTCATTATTGTTTTGTGTAGCAATAACTGAATTAACTCGTATATTTTCAACATTATTTGATATTCCTAAAGATATCTGTTCTTCTAATTGAGTTAAATCATTTGTTTGTTCAAACAATAATGCTTTTATACCAGATCCAAAAGATGGATTAAAGAATCTTTCTCCAGGATTTGTTAATATGTAATTAATTAATTGATTTTTAGTTACTTCTTTTGTTGTATATGTTGATTTAAATACACCACTATCCTGAAATTGAATTTGAATACCAATTTCTCTTTTTATAGCATTACTGCCTGATAATTCATTATAGCGATATATAGGTCTAACAGCCATTATAACATTCCTTTAGATTTCATTACATTCATCATATTATTAAAATCAGGTACTTCATTTACTTGAATTTGATGATGATGTAAACCAACTTGATTTTTACTATTGTCTATAAAACTTTCTACATTAGTGACTTGAGGTTCACTTATAAAATTATTCATATGTTGACTCATAAAACTTTGAGCGTTAGCAGATGTGTAATTTCCCATAGTTCGCCATTCTCCAGCTTGAGCAGTTTCATTTAAAAGATCTTGTATTGGATCTCCTGTTGATTTAATTTTTTTAGGAGGTAATGGTTTTGATGTAGGTTTAAAACTTTTTGTAGATTGAGGAATTGGAGAAGGATTAATTTCTTCTCTTAATATATTTCTTACTTCTTCTCTAACTACTTCTCTTACAACTTCTTTTAAAATTTCTTTTAATTGATTAATTTTCATGGTTAATTATAAATATTTATTTTATAACTTTTGCTGCGTAATAAGGTTTATTTGTTCTAATAATTTCAAAGTTAACTGCAGTTTGTGTTATATTGTTTTGAATTTGTTGTTGATTTTGAATTACTTTATTTATTTTATCTTCTAATTCTGTGATATCTTTATTAACTCCTGATGTGTTATCAACTAATTTTAATAATTCTAAAATATCTTTTAATTTATCTAATATAGTTTGAATAATATTTTGATAAAATAAAATTTGTGATTTAAAGACTGATATTGATATTTGAGCTGAAGATAAATCATCCATTCTTCTTTGTTCAGTGGATGTATATTGTAATGATTGTTCTGTATAAGTTGCTGCCGCCGCCACATTACCTAATGCTGCTGAGTTTGTCGCCGCTGCTATATCTTTTGCTTTTCTTATTGTTATTGATATTTGTAATAATATAGTTAATATAGCTATTATTTTTTCAGCGAATTCAATTATATGATTTATACTTAGGTGATTAACAAAATCATCTATTGTTTTTAGCGGGGCTTTATTGGAAATTCGTGTGTTAATTTTATCTATTGTCGTTATCGTTGATTTTAAAATTTTAGTAACGTTACTTAACGCCTTTTTAGATTGTTCAGTTAAAATTGGTACTAATGTAATATTACCATCTTCATCTTTTTCTACTTTAACATTATTTTGTTTTTCTAGAATTTTTAATACTTGATCCTCTAATTGATTTATTAATAAATCTTGTTGATTTAAGGCTGATTGTAACCCAGCTGTAACTGTTGTATTTGTTAATGTTAATATTTTTGTTAATGGTTTTTGATTACTTATTAATGTTTGAATAGAAGGAAATAATTGAGATAATAAAGTATTTTTAGTATTATCAACCCATTGTTGCATTGAAAAATTAACACCAATGTTTATAGAAGATTGTTGGACATAAGAATTTAAATTATTTAAATCAGTTGTTAATAAAGAAATTGATTGAATAGTTTTATTTATATCAATATTTGTATTTTTAGAGTATTGTCCTCTGACTGTTAATGGTTTAGCTTCATTAACATCAAAATTTTGTAATTGTATTAAATCTTGAATTGTTGACATTATACTGTTTTACTAACGGTTGATTTCCATTTTTTCTTCTTTTTTGTAAAAGAATTTAATTTACCTTGAATTAATTGAATTAATGAAGGATTAGGTAATGTAGGTATACCTGCTGCTATTTGTGAACCAGGATATGATACTATTTGTAATAATAAATTATATATTTCTATTAATTCTTTTTCTAAATCATCTCCTTTTACTACTGGTTGGTATTTTGATGTAACTGACTCTGTTCCTAATTGAATAATAGGAGTTGATAACCATACTTTAGATTGTTTATCTCCAATCTTAGTTTCCATTTTTATAGATTGATTTGAAGATAAATGTATAAAAGTATTTGAATTTACCTTTATATCATCTTTACTTGAAATGATTTCTATTTGAGGTGATTTTATGGATATTTTTTCATTACTCATTTAGTTTTTTTTATAAAATTTGTAAAATTTATTTTATTATTTATAATCCAAAAATTTAAAATATTAGCTATATATTTATTTTTTATTGATTTTGGTGGAGGACATAATTTATTTTCATTGTAAATACTATTTCCTCTAGCGCATAATTTTAAAATTCTATTATAATAACCTAAAGACCAAACATAAAATGGTCCATCAGATGGTCCATCACTTAATATAGTTGCCAAATCATAACCATCTTTTAATGATTTTATATTTTTTAAACCTTCAACTATTTTAGAATATTTTGGAGATTTTAAAGTAATTATATTAGCATCAATTCCATCTTGTTTAGATTTATAGTTTTGAACTTTAACTTTATTAAAAATAGTTGAACCATTATATGGTAATGTTGAATTAAGTAAATTCCATGTTGCTGATCCACCCTCTGATTGTCTCCAAGCCTTCATAAAAGTTATTGTAGTTAAATTTACAGGTATATTTAATCCTTGTAATATTGCTTTTATTACTTCTTCAGTTTCAATATCTGTAGATGATATTGAAGGTATATTAGGAGTATTAGGTACTATTGATTGAATAGGAGTTGATTGAGTAACTAAAAAATGATAAGATTCCGCTTCTAATCCTAATACATCTGTATCATATAATAGATAAAATGATTCTTCTTCTTCAGGTAAAAATAAAGATAAAGTTAAATCAACAGGTGTCTCTTGAATTTGATTTGAAATTATATTAGTTTGAGTAATTGATTGTGTAGGCGATATATCTACTGTTAATTCTAAAGATGATGTTGTGTTATTATAAACAGGTTTTATGATTTGAATATCAGGAATAGGAGTTTGTTCGTAACTTATTGTATTAAAATTATTAGAAGGAAATTGTATTTCTGTATTTATAGCAGTTGGAGCCTCTCCACTTAAAAGTGTAATAGATGAAATAGAATCATTTACAGATAATGTTTCTTGATTCGACCCGGTTATATTTTTTGTAGTTAAAAATATACTACCTGCTGTATCCTGAACAATAGCTTGTCCACCTCTACCTTGAGTTATTACTATCCCAGGTTCAATTTGTCTAAATGGAATTGCTTTTTCATTCATTATATACCTCCTAAAATTATTGATTTGTTAATATTAGTTTGATTAATATTAGCCATTTGAGATTCATTAATTTGATTAGGTACAGTATTATCTAATACTTTATTTCCATTAATATTATCCCAGGTATTTAATATTTTATCATAATATGGTATACTATTATAATTATTTTTATTAGCTGATAACCCAGTTGCTTCTGGGGCAGGTATTATCTCTATTATTTCTCCTACTATAGGTACTCTAATATTATATATATCTAAAGGTCTAGCTATATTTTTTAAATTAGGCGCGCCTAACTCAGATTTATTAAAATTATTAATATTTGTTTCAAAGTAAATATGTCCATTAGATGTATCAATACCTGTAACTCTAGCTTTAAATCGTTGATCTGCTATAAAATTTCCATTAACAAAACCAGATGATACTCCTATATTACTTATAGTAATATTACTTATAGAAACACCAGCTGTATTTACATTTGATGATGATGGCATTTTAATTTTCTAAAGTTAATCCTTCTAATGATTCAAATAATAATTGTTTATCTTTTTCAGATAGAACACCATCATTATTATCAAGCATTCTAGAGCTTGATGCTTCAATTTTTTGAATTATACCTAATAAACGAATTAATACATCGTCATTTTTAATTGATAAGTCCATAATATCTTTAATTAATGGAACCATCATCACAGCATCACCACCATCAGTTATAAGATCTTTTAACATACTAATCATTCCTTTTAATTGCTTATGTTTTTCTTGTTTATCTTTATAAGCTTCTTCCATTAAGTCAGATATAGATTTTCCTTTAAATATTTCTTTAGTATAATCCATAATTTTATTATAAATATAAATTATGAAAGTTTTTTAATTACTCCATCTTTATCATATTGGTTATACAATTCAGCATAGATATTTTTCATTTGTTTTATAATTTTAGTTATAGATGTTGTGTCAGCGTCAACTTGTTCTTTAATAAAAATATAAAATGCTTTTTTGTTAAAAATATCTAAATTTTCTCTTTTCCTAAACAATTCTAAAATAGCATTAGCTATTTTTTTATCATTTTCTTTTGGATATAATTTATCTAAATATAAATCATTATATTTTATGTATATATCAAAAAAATTAATTAAATCATTATCATGTGATTCATTAATAATTAATTCTTTATCAACATCAGATTCATCATTTATTTCACTAATATCTAAATGAGATTTTAATTTTTCATAATTATTTTTATTATTTAATATTAAATATCTTTTAGCTATAGTTCCAAAATAAGAATAAGCTTTACCTTTACCTGCTTTAAATTTACCTAATCTTTCAAGTAAAAATATAATAGTATTATGTTGTAATTCTTCTATTGAATAATTATCTGTGTAATAATATTTGTAAGTATGAATTAAATTTTCTGTTAGTTTGGTAAAAGCATAATGTATTCGCTCTCTATAAATTTTATTTCTTTCATAATCATCAGTAGATGCTACATATTCTATAATAGCATCTTCAGTATCTTGAGTAAAATAATTTTTATTCTTTTTAGGTTTTCTTTTTCTTAAAGTACCTTTTTTAGTATATACATTTAAATCTAATCCATTAGTACTCATTATATTTTATATTTTTTTAATGTTTCATTAAGTTGTTTTAACTCAAGCCACATTTGTCCTACATAATCATTTGATCTAAATACATTTTCTTGGTCTACATGATCAAATATTTCTGTTACTTGAGATACAGCTGATTTTGTATTGTTAATAAATGCATTTTGATTATCAACTATTTCTTCTAATTTTTGAATTCGAACCCAAAGATTACGAAATATAAATCCTAAAATAGTAATAACCCAAAGCGCGATTGAAATAATTCCTAATATCATAATTATAAGTTTTTTAACATATTGGCTAAATTAGGATTTTTATTACCTAATTGTTTATAAGCTTTCTCTTGAGCTGCTGGTTTTTTAAATGTTGATTGAGTTTTAACTTCTTGTTTTTTAGGTTGAGATAATTCATCTAAATATTCATGTTCAAATTCAATACGTGCTGCTAATAAGTCAGCTTGATGAATAATATAAACAAGTGATGTTCTAGGTTTTGTCTCTGGTGACCAAGATTTAAGATAAGGTTCATTTGCAGGATCATATAAACCATCATGTATTTTAATACTAATGTATTCATTAGGTGTCATTTGAATACCAAGTGAAGATAAAATCCATAAAC